TTTCCGGGCGAATTATCACCTCCACCTGCAAACCCAAATTGTTGGACTCCTGCAGGTTGCGATTGTTGACTTTGATTTTCTCCTGCACCAGCAGAATATCCCGGCCAACCAGCAGCTCCGCCTCCACAGCCTCCCGCTCTTGCCGCTTGTTGAGCACCACGAGCACCGCCGCCTCCACCACCACCACCTACGGTAGTGCATTGAAAAGCAGTTGAATTTTGCCCATTAGCACCCGTGCCGAAACCTCCACCTCCTCCACTTCCTATGGATATAGCATATGTAGTTCCCGCCTCTACTGCTATAGCTGAAGCAAAAGTTTGTCCTCCTGCACCACCTCCTCCACCTTGTGAATCATTACCTCCACCACCTCCGCCGCCACCAGCTTGAACCATGAGTTCTACTTCTTCTATAGAACCACCTGCAGCCGAGGTAAAACCAAATCTTCTTAATGACCCACCAGCAAATGTGGTGAGAACAGGAGCCATGTAAACCCAAGGGTTAATTAGTTGTTCTGCCATATTAGTTCTTTAAAAAGTTAGTTATACTTTCAAACACCGTGTAGTCAGCGTCCCCCGTTTTAATAATGTTTACAGCAAATACTTCTATACCATTTCCAGTAGCTTCAGCAGTGGCTCCACCTTGCCAATGTAGTCCAGAAGCAGTTACTCCATCAATTTTTAAAGATGTCTGTTGTCTAGGTGTTGCATCTTGAGGCATTATCAATGCTACACCTGCAGCATCTCCTACTGACAAAACACTGTTAAGGCTAGTTGAACCATCTCCTCTAATATTAAAAACAAAGTTGGTGCTAGCTGTGCCTGTGTGAAATAAAATACCTCCATCGAGGAAATTTAAATCTACTGTAGAACCTGCAGTAGAAGCTACAATATTTACACCTTCCGATATCTCATTTAAAAATGTTGTTCCAGTTACAGCAAATGTTTGTGTTACGGAAGTATTATTGCCTATATTTAACGTACCGTTTACACTAACTCCGTCTCCAAAAGTTTTATTTGTTAAAGAAGCTGTGCCTACTTCAGACACTAATGTAGAATTAGCACCTTTAGGTAAAAGCATTTCATTAGTAACACCCTCACTATGAGGCTGAGACATTATTTTTTGACCATGTAAATTAGTTCTACAATTAAGTTTAACTGTTCCGTCAGTA